AAGAAGCACCTAAAGTTGCTGGTAAGAAAGACGACAAGAAGAAAGTCGCCTCTAATGCCAAGACTGCTGAAATCTCTAAGATTGGTGAAGCAGCCGAAGAACTAATTGGTATGCTTGAGTCTGCCGCTAAACAACAGAAGTCTAATGCCACGAAACCTGAAGGTATCATGGACAAAGAGTCTCCTAAGTCTAAAGAGTTCGCTGACGCACATAAGAAGTCTGAGAAGAAATACGAAGACGACGAAGAAGATGGTCATGACAAGACTTTCAAAGCTGGTCAAGCAACCAAAGCAAAATCTGGTAAACGTCCTCAAGACAATGCTACTGGTGACAACAAAGTTGTGAAGTCAACCGAAGCACCTGTCAAAGAAGATGTTGATATGAACGCCAAGGATGGTTCTGTATCTCTTGTTGATATGGCTCGCGCCCAACTTGCTGGTGAAATGAAATCTGAAAAAGAAAAGAATGCGTATGATGGTCGTCTGAAGAGCGCGAAAGAGTTTCTTGAGAGAATGGCCAAACGCAAAGGTTATGTAAAGAAGGACGATTAAAATGATTAAAGCTCCTAACTGGTGTTCAAACGCTATCCCTACCGCTCGTGGTTGGGAAGACCCCGTAACTGGTGAAGTATATGTTTCTGCTCGTTTCACCCAAGAACAACTTGCTGAGTATAACGAAGCGCAGAATCCTAAACTAAAACGCACACGTAAACCAAAAGTATTACGTGAAGCGCCAGTAAATAATACATCACTTGATGACATGTCCGACGATGACTTGGATGCTTTGAGTGAACAGAGTGGTCTTGAAGTATCAAAACCGAGAGGTCTTTTCGGTTAATATTTAAAGACTAGATAGAGGGTAACAAACCTTCTATTTGGTGTGACATGAAACTTACAAAAGATAATCTTATAGTATATGCCGCAAAGCATTACTATAATCCAAAATGTATCGATAGCGAGGAGTTCTTTGAGGACTTGAAGAGATTCAAGTATATCAAAAGACTCCTCAATCGTTATAGAGATTCTGGTGTTCTATCAGAACGTCTCATCATCAATCATCTCATAGTCATATTCAATGTGTTCGGTTACGATGCGGGACTAGATATCCTTGAACTGAAGATAGAGCTTGATTACTGGAACGTTCTCAAACCATTTCTTATTTTCCTCAAATCCATCAAAAATACCGAATATACGAACATTGAAATGGATAAATTTGTCGTTGAGAGATTGCGGGAGATATGAAGTTCTTTATATGTGACAAATTAGAAAAATTTACTAAAAAAGAATATAACTGCTTTGGTAAATGGTATTTCTATTATGATGATAAAGTCTCTCTCTATGAGGGTTCAGACTTTATAGTATTATATTGTGGTTATCTGATTGAGGGTGACATCGAAGAGGTTGCTGCAAACTTTAGTTTCCATGATGCAAACGGAAACTTCTTTGCGGTCAAACTGACCAAAACCGATTACGAGATATCACTAGATTACTTTCAAAATCACAAGATATTTGTCGCTGACAAGTATGGTATAGAGATTACCAATTATATGCCTTTCATGGCATGTGAAAAGGACGATATAAAATTAAAGAGATATCCTACAACAGAACGTGAATTTGGTGTTGATGAAAACACAACATACTATGGTCATATCAACTCATTTATACCGAACTTTGATTACATACAAGATGTAAAGGATTCTTTCGGTGTTGATGCTTGGGACATAGATGAATTATTAGAACATATTCATCAGTGTATGTTACAACACTCAAATGTAATTAAGTCAAAATATAAAAATAGATTTATATCCTTGAGTGAGGGTATTGATTCCGCATTACAATCACAATATTTTTATGATGACCCACAATTCATATATGGCATATCACTGGAGGGTGACCACTGGCGCAGGCAGACAATAAAGAACTTTCCTAACGTTACCTATGATATAATACCAACTCATGGTAAAGAAACAAAACAAATCACTCTGGATTATTTTGTTGACCCGTCCAGTAGGGGACAAACTATACTACCTACAATGAAGCAAATTTCTGATTGTGGCCAGAAACCAGATATTGTGATGTATGGTGTAAATGCGGACGAGGCTTTTGTAAAAGAATTAAATCCACATATGTTCATGGTAGGATTGAATAATTTTTTCGAACGAGACTTTAGAGAAACGTTGCGTCAAGATGCGATAAATAGAAAAGAACAGTATGGGTCAACATATTCAACATCCAGTGATACGGAGAAGTGGATTGATATTTTCTTTCGAAGGTTTGTTGATGGAGAAAAGGATTATGAAAATTTTCAATATAACTTCTACACCCTTCTGACACCAAAATTCTATACGAGAGCAATATCCGCAAATAATGATGTCATGTCAGGTTCACTATATAATGACCGAAGAATTTTTCATGAGATTATGAGATTACCATTAGACTGGTTGATAGAACATGGCATGGACGCTCCGTTTCTAAAGAGACTTCTCAAAGACAAGTTCAATTATGATTTTACTACACCTTATAAAGATGCTGTTGATGGGGTTTATGATGGAGTGTGGGACAATCATTTCGAAGCAACACACACTCATTGTCTGGAACAAAACCTATGAACCAATGTGGAGAATGCACTGAATGTTGCCATTCATTGGGTGTTAGTCCAGAAGATGGCGTGAAGTATGAATGGGGTTCATCGTGTGAGAAGGTGTGCGCCACAGGTTGTTCGATTCATGATAACAAACCTGATGTGTGTAAAAAGTTCTTATGTGCTTATCGACAACACAATTTAGACGAACAATATAGACCTGATAGATATGGTATGATTGCAGAATATATTGGTGATAAAATTATAATATGGCCCAATAGACACGGACAAAGAGACATAGACCCAAATTTGTGGAATGAACAGAACAAAGATAAAATCTATGAGTTGATGAATGAGATATCATTTGAAATAAAAAAATACAACTCAGATTATCAAATCCAAACTTTTAATGGTATCATAAACAAAAAAACATATAAATAAGACTATGGGTATTTTAAAGTCAGCAGCAGACCTCGTTTATACGATTCGATTTCTTAAACTTCTTGTAACACCATTCGAGAAGTTAGGAGCGTATGAAGCAGGTATCATCGATAAAGATGGTAAGAAGAATCCAGATTTCAATACAAACTCTATGGATGACCGTGAAGCATATCGCAAACACTACACACCATTCATTCGTCTTGTTATCAATCTAAAACGTCTTCTAGCAAAAGCGCCAGGCGGTCAGTCTGTCGTCGCACGTTATGGTGCGGCACTTATGCTCATCAAAGAACATGGCGAACTATCAAACAAACAAATCATGCAGATTCACGAAGAGACGGGAATCGACATTCTTGATGTTCTCGCAGAGGAATCGCAGTGGTTTATGCTTGAAGACAAACAACTATCGCCTGGTTTGTATCGTATCAAACATGATACAATGACTACCAAGTGTGAAGATGTTGTTAAGAAGGGTGATAAGATTCGTATTCTCGAAACAGATGCAGAACCTATTGATGAGATTCTAGGTATTGACATCTACAAAGGTATACACGAAAACTCAAAACAATGGGTATACTTTTCAACAGGGGAGATTACTCGATGAAGAGTTTCAGAGTATTCATGGAAGAAGTTCCATCAACATCAACAACCTCAGTTGCTGGTGCGGGGGATGATAAGATTGTCCCTGTTCACATGAAGAAGAAAAAGAAAAAGGACATCGAAGTCCTTAAACGTTTTATAGATAAACGTGAAGAAAGTAAAGAGAAGTGGAGTAGATAATGGAATTTATTGTAGACCAACTTATTACATGGTGGCAGTTTACTGTATTTGGTATTCTTGTCATCATCGGTGCTATCGCTAACATGTTTGGTGTAGACCAAGACAAACCTCTAGTAAATCTAGAGTTCAAAGAAATGCCTCATATGAAACCGATTACGATTGCTACAGCAGGAAAAGGTTTCTGGGGTGCTATCTGGATGTGGATGATGGGAACACGCACATGGGAAATCGCCAAAGACTGGCAGTTCTCTGTGAATGGCGAGAACTATGTCGTGCCAAAAGGTTTTGTATTTGATGGCGCATCAGTTCCTAAGTTCCTCGCATCGTGGTTGTCACCAACTGGTGTATTGCTTGTCGGTGGTCTGGTTCACGACTATGCATACAAATACACAGTTCTGCTCAAAAAAGGTAAGAAGGAAACTTCTGAGCCTATGACACAGAAAGAAGCAGACATTCTATTCCGTGATATCAACATCGAACAGAATGGTTTTCATCTCCTCAACTATCTCGCATACTGGGCATTGAGAATTGGTGGTTTCGTTGCATGGAACGGTCATCGTAAACGTAATTGTAAAGTAGGAGATTAGAATGTTAGATTTTATCACATCAAGAATTAAAGAACGAACATCACTTGACGGCATTGCCTTGATTGGTGCTGGCGTTGTATTTTTAGTATTCAAACCATTTGCTTCGATTGCCGCATATGCCGCTATCGCATATGGCGCATGGACGTTCTATAAGAAAGAAGACTAATGTTTAAATTATATGCGATGCTTGCGGTTGTAGGCATTGTCGGTGCAGTTCTGTTCGGTGCTTGGTATGAATACCGAGACATGCAACAGCGTATCGCTACCCTTCGAGAAAACAATGCTAAGTTAGAAACCGTTGCGAAAGCAAATGCTGAGGCGCTTGAAGAAGTGACCGCATTTGCTAATCAGATGGAAGAAAGCAATCTTGAACTACAAGCAAACCTCCAGAAAGCAGAAGCATACAAAGACGACCTTCTGAGTAAATTTCAGAAGCACAATCTGACTAAGTTGTCTTTGAGAAAGCCTGGACTAATAGAAGGGAGGATAAACAATGCTACGAAAAAAGTTTTTGACGACATCGAGTCTCTTACTGCTATCACTAACGATTAGTGGTTGTGCCATGTTTCGACCCCCAGAAGATAGAGTGGTCGTGCAAAGTCAAATTGTCGAGCGAAAAATTCCATTGCAGGGTAATCCTAAGCCTGTAACACTTGGTGACCCGACATTCTATGTCGTGACACAAGAGAACTTTGATGAGTTTCTAGAGAGATATACCAAAGAAGAAGGCGAACCATGGGTGTTCTATGCCATGAGTGTTCGTTCATATGAGACACTCGCATTGAATGTTGCTGAGACACGCCGATATCTGGAACAACAAAAAGAAATTATCATCTATTACGAATCTGCGATTACGGGTAAAGAACCCGAAAAAGAAATCGAAAAAAAAGATTGACTTTTCAACGCATTTAGCGTATAATAAGACAATATGAAAATCTCTGGAGGTATAGATAATACTACCCCCAAAGAAAAACCCTTTGACTATGGATGAATAAATGCCTCTAAAAATTGACCGTAAGAAAGACTCCCTTCTCGCAGAATACGCAGTTGGGATGCTGAAAGACTTTTACCTGAATGATTATGAAAAGAGTCCCCAAGAAGGGTTTGCAAGAGCGGCAAAGGCATGGAGTAAGTATAGAGAAGAGATGGACGAAGACCTTGCGGAACGTCTCTATGACTATGTGTCTAACAAGTGGTTCATGTTTGCCTCTCCTGTATTGTCAAATGCTCCCAATGGCGAGAAGAAAGACAAAGGGATGCCTATCTCTTGCTTTCTCACATATGTGCCTGACACACTCGAAGGCTTGATTAGTCACTCGTCTGAGTTACGTTGGTTGTCAGTCTATGGTGGTGGTGTAGGTGGTCATTGGTCTGACGTGCGGACAGTCTCCGACATTGCGCCTGGCCCTATGCCGTTCCTACACACAGTAGATGCCGATATGATTGCATATCGTCAGGGTAAGACACGCAAAGGTTCTTATGCCGCATACATGGACATCTCACATCCAGATGTCGTAGAGTTCATGAATATGCGTATTCCTACAGGTGATGTACAACGCAAGGCGCTCAACTTACACAATGCTATAAATATCAGTGATGAGTTCATGCAGTGTGTCGTTGAGGACAAAGACTTCGACTTGCGTGACCCTAAAGATGATAGTGTGAAAGATACAATCAATGCTCGTAAGTTATGGGAACGTATCCTTGAGATTCGTTTCCGTACAGGCGAACCATATCTTAACTTTATTGATACCGCAAACAATGCGTTACCACAACCCCTAAAAGACTTAGGTCTAAAGATTAACGGTTCTAATCTCTGTAATGAGATTCACCTACCGACAAGTGCAGACAGAACTGCTGTCTGTTGTTTGTCGTCACTAAACTTGGAATACTACGATGAATGGAAAGATACAACTATTGTTCGTGACCTTGTCCGTATGCTGGATAACGTCTTGCAGTTCTTTATCGACAACGCACCAGACACAATCACCAGAGCAAAATACAGTGCAGAACGAGAACGTTCAATCGGACTCGGAGCAATGGGATTCCACAGTCTGCTCCAAAAACACGGAGTCGCATGGGAATCCGAAGCCGCAAGAGAAATCAACCGAACAGTGTTCGACCACATTAACCGAGAAGCCCACGCCGAAACTGAACTCCTTGCAGAAGAAAGGGGCGAGTATCCTGATGGTATTGGAAGCGGTAAGAGGAACTCCCATCTCCTTGCCATCGCCCCCAACGCCTCCAGTGGAATAATTCTCTCAACAAGTCCTTCTATTGAACCAACCAAAGCAAACGCATATACACATAGAACTCGTGCTGGTTCATTTCTTGTAAAGAATAAATACCTTACTCAACTACTTGAAGAGAAAGGCCAGAACACAGACTCTACTTGGACATCTATCATTACCAAGAAAGGTTCTGTTCAACATCTTCCGTTTCTTACAGAAGGTGAAAAGGCTATATACAAGACAGCAGATGAACTTGACCAAATGTGGGTTGTTCAACACGCCGCAGAACGTCAAGATTACATCTGTCAAGGTCAATCTGTGAATCTGTTCTTCCCATCTGGGGCGAACAAATCATATGTGAACAGAGTTCACTTTAGTGCATGGAAAAAGGGACTCAAGGGTCTTTACTATCTACGCACCGAATCAAAACAACGAGCAGAGAATGTCTCTGAGAAGGTGGAACGTGTTGCTCTTGCTGGTGACATGCGAACTATCGTTTATGGTAAATCAGATTGCCCATTCTGTTCTATGGCAAAGGAAGAACTTCGCTTGAGAGGTATTCCTTTTGATTACATCGACCTAAAAGAGATAGGTAAGACCGCTCGTGAAGTGACGGGTCGAGACGTTAAAACCGTCCCACAAATTTACATCGAAGGTGAATACATTGGGGGTTATGATGAACTTATGGAATACTTTAACAAACCACTAGAAACACAAGAAGACGACGAATGCAAAGCCTGCGAGGGTTAGAGGAGAAACGATGTCACTACTAGAATTTTCAAAAACATACAAACCATTCAAATATCCATGGGCGGTAGACCTATCAAAGAAACATGAA